ACGAGCGGTGATGATAGAAAAAATTGACCCGTTGTTTACCGCTTCCACAAAATCAGCCCAAGCGGGACCTGGTTTTGCTTTCATAGAGTCGATCAAAAATTGTTTGTCACCTTTAGTGGTGAAATTTCTAAATGGGTCACTAGCAAATCCTGTAATGGTCTTTCCTTCATATTCGAATGGTTCTTTACCAATCTTGGAACGATATTCTGCAAAATCTTCTGTAGACATACCAACCTCTTCACCATCTTCTGTTTGTACAATGATTTTAGTTGGCATGTACATCAAGTTGTCGTCCCAATCAAAAGCGTAGTATTTGAGAGTTGGCATCCCCAAATCATCAAATCCTTCGTTTACTATTTTATTCATAAATTCTTTTAAAGGCTAAGGTGGGGGTTTCCCCCCACCATTTTTTATATTAGATATTCTCAAACGAAGCTCCTGTTGGAGTGATCAAGAATTCAATATCGATGAATTCAAGAGCCTTCGTTGGTTTTAAGTAGATCTTACCTGTCATTGTGTTTCTGTCCAAATCAGCAGGATCGTTAGAAACGGTTACACGGAAGTCGTATAAACCACGGTCTCTTCTGATTGCGTCAAGGATAGGATTCACTGAATCAAGGAAGTCCTGTCTTACTTTAGCGTCATTTTGTTCGAACAACAATCTAACTGCTACTGCTGAGATCAACTTACGAGCCTGTAGTAATAATCTTCTTACGTTGATTCTGTTTAGAGCAGTGTCAGCGATTTGAAGAGTTTTGTTACCCCAAATTACAGTACCTACATCAGAGAAGGTAGCAATTGGATTGATACGACCTTGGTAAAGAGTATCTCTTTGGTCTTGAGTTAGTTTGATACGAGCCTTCACAGCGTTTACCAAACCTCTTGTGTAACCTGCAGTTGCGAACCATGGGAATGCGATGTTATCTGTAAGAGCCAAGTTTCTACAAACCTCGTTTGTTGGTGGGATGTAGATTTGAGTGTTATTTACAGTATCTCTAACCAAGATCCATGGGTAGTAGGTTGCTGTGTAGTTAGAATCAATACCTGTGTTGTCCAAGTTATTTACCGCTTCTGTAGGAGGGGTAATGTTATCCGTATTAGTTGGAAGAAGGACATTACAGTCAGGAGTAGTTACGATGTAAAGAGAGTCAGCTCTTTGGTAAGTAACCATATCGATTGCTTGTTCAACCAAGTTTGAGTTTGTCAAGTAATCAATACCAGGAGTGGCAAACACGTTGATGTTTACTGCTTCAGGGTTATTGAATGTTGAAATACCCAACAGGTATGCGTAGTAGTCAGAAGTAGAGAACTCAGCGAAACCGTCTTGAGCGATCAACTTGAACGCTCCCCAACCGTCAGCCAATGGGTAACGGAGTGATTGACAAGCACCTCTCTGCCATAATGAACCACCAATTTGGTATCTGTCATCATTAGTTCTGTACTCACGATAGATATCCCATCCGTCAAAACCACCTTGTAACAAGAATGCAAATTTACGTGATTGGATTGTGTAGTATGGGTTTGCTGGATCTGTAGGATCTGATTGGAATGAAGTATCACCACAATCGAACGCTGGTGTACCAGCTGTTGGACCTGCAGTAATTGTAACAACAGTTGATCCCGAGTCCATGTGGAAACCTTTGGTTATATAATTCCAAGGTAATGAATCAACATTACACAAGTTGCTTGGTGCCTGTCTACCTTTGTATTGGAAGAAATCAGGGTCGTAACCAATTTGGGACGATATACCCAAGAAGTTTCTTCTGATGTTATCACCAGGTGATAAAATTTGGTTAGGACCAAATGGAATGTTGAAAGGTGGATTACCAATAACTTCACCTGGGAAGTTGTAAGCTGTTTTGTAAACAGGATATGGAGGTTGAGCTGAAGCGTAAGAACGGATTACATAACCTTCGAAACCACAAGGTAGAGAATCAGGTTGTGCTTTGTCGTTCAACTCCAACATGATGTACTTAGAAAGAAGTGCGTACTCACCATCAGCAGTACCCACTTTCACACCAATATAACTGTTACTTGTTGGGTCCATAGTACATTGAGTAAATTTCTCCAAGTAAACAGGATTTGAGTCAGTGTCAAAGAAACTTCTTACACCCAAATCAAACGAACCGTTATTGAATGAAATATTTTCAATAGTAATTTTCACTTGTGTATTAGCCCCGTTACCGTCAGCAATTGAGATAATTCTAAACAGTCTGTCAACCGTAGTACCTTCAAGTTCAGAAACAACCCATGGTGACTCAGCATCTTGATATTTTTCAACGTAGTTAGCGATAGTTGCGGTATTTGGTGAGTATCTCAAACCAGGTAACGCTAAAGGAGCACACTGTAAACCACGAATAAATCCTTGGTTGTAACCATAGTTCAACATATTTTGGAATTGCTCCTCAACAAACAATGGAACCTCATTTCTTGGTTTACCGAAGTTTGTAATACCAAATACCTTCGTAATATAATTAGGATCACCACTATTCATAGAAGTTGCGAAAGAGAAGTCAGTACCGTCAGATGTTACACCCGAAAGATTGAATGTTGCATAAGGATTGAATGTAATACCGGAGTATATACCTGAACAATCAATAATAACATCAGTGGTTCCTGTAACAGTGTAAGAAGGACCATGTTGATTATTACCATACAACGAGATTCCTCGAGATCTCCAAGTAGCAACCACCAAGTCACCCCAACCATCGTAAGCCGTACCAACATAATTGAATACTGTTCCAGACACTGTTCCTGAGAAACATCCTGATGGACCGAAAGCCACCAACTGATCTACAATTGAAACAAAAGAATAACCTGAATAATTTTGACCTGTAGTCAAATCAAAATTAGAGTAGTACCATGAATCATCATTAGGTGATGTGAAATCCGCAGTGGATTCAGATAGACCAGAAACACCAAACACGTTTGTTGAGGCAGTATATGTTGGTGACAACGCGTTGAAACTCGGGTCGCTAATGGTACCGAAGTAAGAAGCTGAATAACCTGAAGATACAGGTAGATCCAAAATTCCTTGTAAAAAGTCAGACAAATCTGATTGTATTGTACTTTCACCACCGTTCAACATAGGATAAGGAGAAGTAAGATTTGCCAATATTTGTGGTGCAAACGCTCCATCAGTTGTAAATGTCACAGATGTACCACCCGAACAACCAGTGAATCCAATTTGGAATGCGGTTTCAGTTCCATCCAACGCCACTGTTGATGGATCAACGTTAGCGACAGTCAATAAAGACCAAGAAGGTCCTGCATCATAACCTGATAGACCAAGTACACGAGTTACGAATAATTGGTTAGATTGTTGTAGGTAAGATTTGGCAATGTATGCCAATTCATATTTAGGTATTTGTGTGTTTTCAAATTTCACTGGAAGAGTTCCACCGAAGAAAGCTTCGAACTCATCGTAATTTGTTATAAAGATTGGCTCAAAAGCGGGACCGATTTGTGTTTCTCCAACCAGACCCAAAGTTGTCACACCAACACTTTGAGCTACAAAACTCAAATCTCTTTCAGAAGTATAGACTCCAGGAGATACGAATATTTTATTTGATACTGCCATTTTGTTTTAGGTTCAATAAAATTTATTTTTATTACATAAATATCCGGCAAAAAGACAAAAACTTTACTTATAGTTTTCTATTTATAAAATGGGCAGTTTTTATTCTGCCTTTTTTCTACCTATGAAAAAAGAAATAAAGAATTTAAAGATTTCCAAAGAGACACACACTCTTTTGAAAAACTATTGTGATAAGAATGGTTTGAAAATGTATAAGTTTCTTGAGAACCTTATAATTGATAAGTGTCAAGAAAAAAAAGACATTTACGGAGAATCATACTAACTTTACTCCGTAAATAATTTTGCTAGGTTGAGTGACATCAGTTTGAACAATGTCAACTCTTAGGGTTTCATTTGTATTTACTTGAATAACTGAAACATCGGACCCATAAAAGTCACCGTTTATATAAACGTCCCAACTTGTAATATTTTCAGTTTGATCTACCACGAAGTCACCCGTGTAATCAACCATGATTGACTTTGTGTTAGTTCCTGCAGGATATAACATCGCGGTTTCAAATGAATCAGGATTTTCGGGATAAGATTTTTTCTTACCCCTCGATCTTGACTGAACAACTTCATAGGTATTGAAAATTCTTGAGACGGCGGGAGCAACTTCAAACTCTTCTTCATCAAGAAGAAATGCTAACATCGTAAATTCGTAATTTTGTATATAGAATCGGCGTCTTCCAATATCGATAACAGACTCATCACTTATGTTATTCATAATAATAGGAATATAGTGACCGTTAATTTTTCTGTAGGCTTGACGTGATGCAAAAGTTTGAATGACGTTTTTATTAAACTCATTCAATTCTCTCATACGGTTACTCAAAATTTTGACATTATAAGTGATGTCCACCGGAACAGGTTGTGGAATTTTATAAATGTCCATTCCTTTTACATTACCATTCCATGAAGGAACCGCGGCATAAAAATATTCTTTACGATTTGGAATGTTATAAATGATTGCCGGATTACTACCATATTTTACATCAGGATTTCTTACCGTTGTAATGAAAGGTAGTTCGGGATTTCCATTAATGTCATTGAAGTCCCATGTTTGAGTGAACTGAGACCAGTTCTGTGTCGTTATAATAATATCCACAGGAGGTATTACTTTACCCTCAACAACTGTCTGTAATTCTTCTTTTACAAAATCCAAAAACCCACGATCCAAATCTGCGTGTAATAATGACTTGGGCAAATAGGTACCGTCTTCCTTGATATACTCAAGCAATTGTTCACGTCTCTGATACAGAATTTTTTCTGGTGTCAGATTTATATTCGGAATTATTTGTTTTTTTGGAAGTGCCATTATAATCCTCTGAATTCATTTTCACTCACAGGAGTCGCAGTATAAGAAAAATAAAATTTCTTATAACCACCATATGTGTGTCTATTATCCCAGTTGGGAGATCCCGCATCAATAATTGAATAGTATCGTACTTGATTTTCGGTAATCCAATATCCAATGTAGTCACCGAGTTCAATGTTTGTTTGTAATTCCTCGAGTTCCTTTTGATAAACGTGGAAGTTCAAGACACCTGGTTCATTCTGAACAATTTTGGAGTTACCCAAGAACTGTTCTGTCGCACCATCAATCTTAACATAAGCATTGATCGATACCGGTGCCAAGAATTGGATACCGTCTTTTACCACCTCACCATAAACATCATCGTTTACGGTTTTAGTTCGGTCAACCTTGTACAAAACAATTTGGAAATTCATATCACCATCAAGCCATTCTCGACCCATGTTGATATCCAAATCGAAATCTTCACTACCGAAGAATTTACCCAATCTTGTAATAGGAACTTGTCTCTGTGCCATCTTACTTGATAAATATAACATAAATCATTATCTTTTTAGGCATTGGAAGAACAAAGCAACATATTAGCCGTCGGGGTATTGGAACGTAAAGCCTTAGAATTATTGGAAAACTACGAAGGTGCCAATAATTACATCCTGCGTTTAAAAACCAAAATGTTGGATAATCCCAAGTTTTATCCAACTCGAGCACAATCGGAATACATAATAAATTTTCATACAAGGGTTCCAAAGGTCGCAAAAAAATGGGTAGATTTAGATCCATATTTTGCACAAAAAATTGCGGATGACAAACTGTTCACACAAGTACCCGAAAAAATCTACATTGAAAAACTTTTGATCGAGAAGGATACCTCATACCACATTTGGGGTAAATTTTTCGAAAAAGATTCTGTTCAAGATTTATGGTTACCAAAAGTAGCTCTTTTGAGAGATAACACCATAAAGAATGTTGTTATTGATTATACCAAATATTTTCACCGACCACCTTTGGAACACCAAAAGGAAGCAATTCAAAAATTGTGTGAAAATAAAAAGATGATTCTCGCTGATGACATGGGTCTCGGTAAGACCACATCCACAATCATCGCAGCATTAGAAACAGGTGCAAAAAAGATTTTGATTATTTGTCCAGCATCTTTGAAGATCAACTGGCAAAGAGAAATTGAAAATTATACGAATCGTCCAACATCAATTATTGAAGGAAAGAAATGGGAAGACGGAGACTTCGTAATCATAAACTACGATATTATCAAAAACTTCCACGATGAAAAAAATAAAAAAGAGTCAGTTATTCTTAATTCTAAGTTTGATTTGGTCATTATCGACGAGGCCCATTACATTCAAAACAAACAAGCCCAAAGAACGAAACTTATAAATGATTTTGCTTCACGAGTAGATCGTCTGTGGTTACTAACGGGAACCCCCATCACAAGTCGTCCTATCAATTACTATAATCTTCTCAACCTTATCAACTCCCCCGTTGCTGAGAACTGGATGGCATACGTCAAAAGATATTGTAATGGATTCCAATTTAGAGCTGGAAAAAGAAAAGTATGGAACGTCAGTGGTGCATCCAATTTGGAGGAACTCCGAGACAGAACAAAACCACAGGTTCTAAGAAGACTCAAAGAAAATGTTCTTGACCTACCCGATAAAATTATCACCCCAGTATATTTAAGACTTCGTTCAAGACAATACGAGGAACTTATGGGTGACTACTATGATTGGTACGATAAGAGTGGTGAGGCGGATTCTCTGACCCTACAGTTCACCAAACTGACTCAGGTGAGACAATGTATCGCACAGGAAAAAGTGTCTTCCACAATCGAGATATGTGAGAACATCATTGAACAGGACAAGAAGGTTATTGTCTTTACCAACTTCACCAAAACCTTGGAGATGATATTGGAACATTTCGGAAAGAAGGCGGTTCGTCTTGATGGTTCGATGAATCAAAGAGAAAGACAAGAATCTGTCGACAAGTTCCAGAATGACGATTCAGTCATGGTTTTTGTTGGAAATATCAAAGCCGCGGGTACAGGTATCACCCTCACATCGGGAGAAGCTGTGGTTATGAATGACCTTTCGTTCCTTCCATCTGATCACTCACAAGCAGAAGACCGAGCATATCGTTATGGTCAAAAAAATAATGTTTTGGTTTATTATCCCATATTTGACAACACAATAGAAGGTATCATTTACGACATTCTGAAAAAGAAAAAAGATATTTTTGAAACTGTTATGGGTGATAAAGAATCTACAGGTGATTACGTTGAGGAAATTCTCAAGTCAATTAATAGTAGAAGATAATAAGTTGGGGGTATTTATAATCAATAAACGATAGTACCCAAGATATGAGAAATATAAAAAACAAAATTCAAGTACTCGAAGAACGCATCCGACAAAACGAGCAACAACTTCACGAAGCCAAGAAAATCAGAGCCGAGAAATTACCTTACGGATATTCAGCCTTACGTCAGTTCATTGATCCAGAAACAATGAACATCCATTATAACAAACACTACAAAGGTTATATTACAAAACTCAATGACGCTTTGGAAGGTAAAAATTATGGTGATCTTTCACTGGAAGAAATTATTAAGACTATTGAAAGATTTTCCAAATCAATTCGAGATAACGCTGGGGGTGCTTACAACCACGCCATTTTTTGGAAAATGCTTTCACCAACAGAAAAAGAACCAAAAGGAAACATTCTGAAAAAAATCAATTCGAACTTTGGATCATTATCAAACTTCAAAAAGAAATTCGAGGATTATGCTAAGAAAAGATTCGGATCGGGTTGGGTTTGGTTAGTTCTAACCAAAAGAGGTTCGTTGAAAATTATGACCACCGCCAATCAAGATAACCCACTTATGAATGTCATCAAAGAAGGTGGACACCCTCTTTTGGGTTTGGATCTTTGGGAACACGCATACTACCTGAAGTACAGAAACAAGAGGGACGAATATATTAAAAACTTTTGGAAGGTTGTGAATTGGGATTTCGTCGAAGAAGAATTGAACCGATTGACAAATAAAAATGTTCAGGAAAGCACTTCAGCCAAAAGAATTCTAAAAGAACAGGCTCAATCGAGTGCCTGTTCAGATGACGAAAGAAAAAAAATAAGAATACTTTTCAATAACAATCCTGAAGTTTTAGAAATGTACAAAACTACCATTATGCAGTTTTTGGCGGATGTTTTCGCGAGCAAGTATTACACCAGAAACGAATATGGTCCGAATACCGCAGCAGGAATTTATGACTTGGAAAAACCAGGTAGATCTATTATCAACTATTTGAACACAAACTATAGCGCGTTTTGTCCTTTACTTCGTGACTTGAATTTGGTTCTGACAAGAGCAAATGTTGAACCAATTGTATTTGATGGAAAAGATCCAAAATCTCAAGTAGACGAGATGGCTCGTATGTTAGGATTTATCAATCAATTAAAATTCAGAATTTTTGATCCGAGCTCAAAAACTTTCAAGACAATATTCAAAGTTTTAAACGATACCTCAGGAAGAGGTGGAAAAACTGAAGATATTGTTGAGAAAAAATTCAATGAAAAATTTGGTAAAGAAAATGTAAAAAGGATTGGTGAATTGGGTAGTAAAGAAGATATGATGGGTGTGGACATCAAAGTTATGATTGATGGAAAACAAAATACCGCTCAAGTAAAACCTTTCACATCCATATCTAATGAAGATGGAATGTTGAAAATCGATGGGACTGCCAACGTAAAAAAATACAAAACAGATTGGATGGTTTTTGTAAGAAGAGGAAAAGATATCGTGGTGTTTGATAACAGTAACTCTGAAATCAAAGACGGTACATATTATTTTCCAGAATCATCGTTATTGTACCAATTCTAATAATAAGATATTTATATAGAAAAACCGTAGAATGGCTGTTATACCGGAACCAGAAAGAACCAAACTCTATAACCGTATCTTAAATCTTTTAGGTGCACCACTTAGAGCTGTAGAATTGGAATATGAAATGATGGATTCTCTATTGGAGTTATCTATAGGAGACTATTCTCAATACCTTCAGGATTGGTTAATTGAATCTCAGTGGACATCTCTTTACGGACTTAATTTGGAGACGGAATCTTTAGCAAACGCTCTTATAAGAAGATCATTAGATTGGGAAACCCAATACACATACGCATATTCAAAGATTGCCGGACTTCAGAATGCAGGACCATATGTCCTAAAAAGAGATTATTTTGATTTGGTTGCCGGTCAACAAATTTACGAGATTCCAGCATGTAGAGAAATCAACCAACTTCTTTGGTATTCACCAAGTGAAATGAACAATATGTTATTTGACCCATGGTCATTTGGCTCGTTTGGTGGTGGTGGAGGTCTCGGAGGGCCTGGTGGTTTCGCACAAGCCGGTATGGGTGGAGGAGGATATTTCTTCTTCTCTTCCTATGACGTTATGTCAAGACTTCAAGATATTAACGTAAAAAGACGTTTGATCCAACCAGATTTACAATATCAAGTTACGGCATTACCTGATGGTAAAAAAGCCGTTTGGTTATTCAATACTCCAGGCGGTAAATTTGATTTCGGTGACAACGAACTGATGAGAGGAAGAGTTTGGTATTGGTATTACGAAGTGTGTGGTGATGAAAGAGATTTGTGTCTCAAAAACAATCCTGATATTGTAAAATTACCATCAGACATTCCACTTGATGAAATTATGTGGATTGACCTAAACGAACCCTCAAAAGTATGGGTAAGAAGGTGGTTCACCGCATATTGTAAAGAAACGTTAGCCAGAGTCAGAGGTAAATTTAGTGGAAATCTAAAAACACCTGACAGTGAGGTAACAATGGACTATCAATCTTTGCAGACAGAAGCAAAAGATGAAAAAGTTACATTATTAACTGAATTACAAGGAAGATTAGAGAGGTTGAGACCTGAGAATCAAATGAAAAAAGAAGCGGAAATCGCAACCAATTTGAATACTCAACTGAAGTATAGACCTATGACCATTCCAATTACAGTAGTATAACATGGCAATAATCAAAACAATTCCAGTTGAAAAAATTATAAACGGAAACAAAGTCCGTACGTCTGAATCTGCAATTGTTTCAGAGAGAAAATACACAACCAATGGTGAATATTCCTTAGTAATAAGAGGTGTAGACAATTGTAATATTCAACTAAACTCGAGAACCACCGATAAGATCAAGATCAAAGCCATGACAAATGTTTTGATCAAACCAGATTTTGGTAGAATCGATGAAGAATGGGACGAAATCAGTTTAGAAAAAGGTGCGTGTATCGAATTAGTCAACATCAACAAGGGTTGGTACATTCTCTCCTCTGATGGTTTGAAAATTTGGTAATTCTTTTACCTTATTTTCCCAACCACTCTCTGCAATATCATACATGTAAGTCGGGTTTAGACCTCGTCTTGACCAATAGTTGAGTTCTTGTTCAGATACCGTCAAAACATCATTCAAATCGTCTTGGTCTCCATGAGATAACGGATGACCGTTTAATAGCTCACATTGTTTTGAAGTAAATATTCCACGTTTCTCGGGATCATCGACTAATAAGTTGTGTCGTACCTCATCTTGGAAAACAACCATTAGAGGTTCAATTCTCTTATTGAATGTAGAAATTGCTCGTGATACGTTGTAATCACCTGTCATTTCAGGATTTTGTTCCAACTCTTCTTGGTTCAAAAGGTAACAATTCAATTGTATTCTTGATTCAGTGTCTTGTAAAACTTCACCGGTTTTTTTGAAATGTCTTTCTCTTTGTAGCTCACTGTATTTTTTTGCAGGAACCTTTTGAACGTCACCATGGGAAGCCTTTTCACCATTGTTGACATACATGATGATATCACCCAAATTGACAGGAAGATTGTGTTGAATCGCCAACTCCATGTGGGCTTGACGAGACATCAAAGATCCTGCTTTTGTTTTTTGTGTACATCTGAACTTATAATCCTCTAAAGATTGTTTTACTTTTGCTCTTTGAGCAATCTTGATCAAAGGGATTTTTTGGTCATAGATCTTCTCAAGGTATTCATAATAATATTCAACAAATTCTTTACCCTGACCTTTCAGCAACATTTTGATTCCTTTATCCAAAAAATCCTCAATATAACCAGGTAGTTTTTTTGACTTAATAGTATTACCGACAAGTTTTATTTTACCACTATCAGTCATCAAAGCATAGTTCTTACGGGCCAAGTTTATACAAGACGGCCAAACACCATCATTATCCAAAGCCATTTCACCACGCATAAAGACATCGTTGTATTCGGCAATATCGGCTGAGGCACCCGTATATTCCTTACCCTCCTTAACTTTCCAGTTCAATCCACGTCCAATGTATTTACGTTGCTCTACATCTGATGGTGATGAAAAGTTCACACCGTCTGTATCCATAACCAATGGTTCATAACCACGATTCATAAAGAACGAAATCATCTGTCTTAGATACTGTCGTCCTGTACAAGTGATTTGTTCCCCCATGTACATATCACCCCAATGATATACTTGAGGTGCAGAAAGTGCACCGAACATTGAGTTGATGAAGATCTTGATTGGTAGTTGTTTTCTATCGTAGGATTTGGATTTTTTTGGATCACTTTCAGAATATTCTTCGGCCAATTGTTTGTAAAGAATACGTGTATCACGGAAATACTTCAACAGTCCTTTCATTGCACCTGTAACATCACATTTAGGAAATACATCATGTACAAGTTGGATTGATGGATACAGTGATGAAAAGTCGAGTTTCAACACATTTGTAGAATATCCCACTTTGATCAGTCGTGAAAGTCCCCCAACAAAATCGGTTTTGGACTCCTTAGCGGGAATAGCCAAATTATATTTGTAGGACCAAGCCAACATAATCATTTTCCACAAAGTTGCGGTACCCATCGTACTTACTCGTTCGTAAGTAGTGGGAACCAGAGACGCCAAAAGGAATGAACCTTGGTTAAACTCATCGTCTACTCGTAAGGTTTCCTCAAGGTCATCGTCAAGATACATCTCCACCAAACGGTCACCAGTAACTTTCTCATATACATCAGGGAATCGTACATCGAGATCCTTGAATTTGGGATCATCGGCCTTTTTATACTTACCATTGTTGACATTCAACCAAAAGTCTTCCTTTTTGGAGTACATAGGACCAATATCAGTGTGGTCGATGTAAATACGATCAGCATCTTCAATCTCAAGATATTGTGTAATGTACTTTAGACCAGCACTTTTGATACTCGAGTTAATTGCTTGAGCTCTTCTAACAGAGTGTAAGATGTCAATTACATTATATCCCCATATGGATACCTGTGGGTAACGCTCAACCTCGTTAGCCAACTTCAACATTTGTTCTTTTTGAGTGATAGTCCTTTGTGGATTGAGTGACTTACATATCTTTTTTACATCTAATCCAAGTGACTTACATCTCTCGAAAATCCAGTACCAGTCGAAGTTGAATGAGTTATAACCACCAATAATGGATGGTTTTAAGTGATCTATTGTATCAAAAAATTTGATTAGACCAATACGTTCTTTTTCCTCTGTATCACATTCGATAACTTCGTGAAATCCTTTATTGGTTTTCATACCAATCATGAAGATTCTACCATGCTTAGGCTCCAACGACGTGGTTTCCAAGTCAAATACAAATCTTGTAATATCATTGTATTCTTCATAACCCTTGAAAAGTCTCTTCTCTTTTTGAATAAGATACTGTTCCACAGGAGGTAACATAAGAAATAAATCTCTCACATTTTCTCCCCAAGGATCAATCCCACCCTCTCTAAAAAATTGGGTCAAAGCCCTATAACCCGCCAAACACTTCACCAAATAAGTTAAACCACGGTTGAGTCTGTCGTCACCGTGAGTTTCCAATTTCTCAATAACAATTTTGTGTTTGGACATAGCGGCTTTCTGTTCAGCCTTGGATCCATTGTAAAAATTCAGACCCTTTAAGTCCCCAACCCACGCAAACGGTACAAAATGGTCTTTATTGATAGATTTTCCCTTACCAGGTATTTCCTTAATTTTATAAATTGAGTCTGTTACGTAGTCAAATTCGATGGCTACAATATATTCTTCAGGGTCATTACCCTCCAAAAATGATCTAATTTCTTCGTTCGAAATCATTGTAATGTATATTTTTACCGAGTGACATATTCTCTTCCACGTTTTGTGGAATTTGTCTTCCTCATCCTATAATAAATATACAAATGAATTATCTTACCGTCAACAACAGGGAGAGTCAGCAATAAAACTATCTTGGATATTGATGTAGAGTTCATCTCTAAGGGGGACAATCAAATCCCCTTGTGGACCACCCAACAATCCTTGGTTGTACTGTATCAAGAATTGACCTACGTACCTTCCCACAGTGTTAGTATCTCTTTTGGTGAACCTGTAATAAACATAATACTCAGGAGTGGCGTTCTCATCTAAACCAATAAGTTCAACGATGTATGCAGGTTTGGACACAATTTTCGGGATACCTGTAGCTTCGTCGATCATAGTAAACGAAATGGTGGCATTTTCCAAAGACTCCATGAAACCTTGGTATTCACTTCTCCCGTCCTGAACAACTTGCATTTTCAGTAAGGGTAAAGTCGCATTTTTCTTTATGAAAAAATCCATAGATAGTATTTTACAATAAATACCTCTTAGGATTCTTTTCTCAAACTACCTTCGTAAAATTCAAACCTATCGTGTTCGGTGGGGGTCATCAATAGCATAGCAGGATTGATGTTTCCAGCAACGGTTTCTTGATACATGTAACTCATCCATGTTTGTTCAAAAGGGTGAGCCCACTTTTCAGTTAGGAACATTTTTTTGTTACCTGACTTTGTTACCACTTGTGGCCAGTTACAATAATAAATTTCCCCATCGATAAAAGGTACCCCTTTATAACTTCTAATGTGTTTGAACAAAGTTCGTGGGGCATTGGGATCTTGACCATGGACAGGAAGTTGACTTTTTTCAGGCCACCTCTGTTCACGATAAAACTGTGGTACATTATACCATGACCATTGAGTTCCATTATCACCAAAAAACTCAGTGTAATTCAATTTCAAAAAGTCATAATTGTATTTTTTTGATATCTCCATGGAAATCTTATAGAGATTTTTCACATATCTGTTAAATCCGTTTTTACACACGGTACCCTCATTTGGGAAGAAGAACATATCATCTTCAAAAAACCAATAAAAATCGAAGTTTTCTTGATCGGCATGTTCGGCAATCCACTGTCTACCACCACAAATACCCAAATTATCTTTTTTTACGTGTTCAAAACCATATTGATTACATAACTCAGAATATCTATCAAACGTAGAAAGGTCGGAAGAATTGTCTAACAAAATTTTTCTTGGTTTGTTTATGAAATCCGTATCATATTCTAACATTGATTTGATAAGAGTCTCGAATTGGTTGGGACTATTGAATGTAATTACATATAATCCTGTGTTCGAAATGTCCAAGTTTTCAATTGATGGCGCAATAGGTGTTTTTGATTTTTTTACTAAAGAATCATTTTTGAGATCTTCAAAGAATTTGGAAACCAACCCATTGTTTTCTATTTCAAAATAATTTATAAGATCGGGATGTTTGTAACATAAAATGGTAAATAATGATTCTTCAGTACCCATAAGCCCCGATTTCAAAGTACTACTCATCAAGTTGTAGTATAGTCCATTCAGATCCGAAATACTTTCCTTGGGGCCTCCGAAAAAACCACCACGGGCGACCATATTTACTTTGTCACCAACAAGTTGATTCAATCGTGAAAAATTAAAACCATGAATTTCAGTGTTAGCATCATAAGGAAAACATATAAAAGAAAACTTGTCAAAATATTTTGTCAATTTTTCTTGTACCTTATCGTGTGTAAAATATCCGGGATGAACAGTGTTAGTAAGACCGGCATCAATCCAAAATAGATAGTCTGAATCGAACTGATCCATGATCTTAGCATCATGAATTAGGAACATTTTTGACATTACCAAAGGATTGTACATCTCAAGTTTTGCTTGTGTTGATTCACTCAACCAACCCGCTTGAGAATACCAATCAGGGTTATTTCTAATGTTTTGAATATCACTAAAAAATTCGTTTTTGAACCATTCCTGACTTCGATTAATAAATTGAGTATTTTCTCGTTTTCTATGTTTCCATACAAATGACTCCAATTCAGATTCACCAAAAATAATCATGTTGATATCAACTTGTAAGAGTTGTTCAAACTTTTGAAGGTAATGATCAAACGATCTTGACCATCCTTCTCCGAGAGTATCTCTCTTAATATCCCATAATCCTGTTACAAATGTGACTTTCATATTACTTTATTTTTTTTCTACACGCCCAAACGACTTGTTTAAATTCCTCCTCGTAATAACCTTTCAAATTGTTTATTTTACAAGCTTCTTCAATATCAGTATCTTGGATTTCTAACCAATTCCAAATTTTATCATGAACAAATTCTCTGAAATAAGATTCATTTGGAGAATAATCATGTGCCATGATAACATCACCTATCTTCAAAAAATTTGAGAGGACTCTAAACTCATTTTTTTTACTTCCACCATCACAAAGAACTAAGGTCGTCCCTTCCGAACTAATAAAATCAATAATTTCTTGACCATTTTCTAAATCAGAATATTGATGATTGAATTTATTCTCAACTCGTATGTCAATTTTAGCACCATTTTCGACATGATGTCTCAAATATTGTGGGTCATATACATCATAGGTAACTAGTTTAGTTGATTCCAAACCAATTCTATCTAAAATGTCTCTAATCATTAGAGTCAATCCCCCGGATGAGGTTCCAATTTCTAAAACTTTGGATGGTTTCAGTTCCGATAATAAATTCTCAAAAGTTGATTCAATGTTTGGGTGTTGCATTATTGTCAAACCTTTATAAACAAAATGTCCTGAAATACTCATGTTATATTTTTTTTGTTAGATTTAATGAAAAACTCGAATTATCGTGAATTAAAAATGGTTCCGTACCAAATTTAGTTGTAATAACTCCATTTTCTAATTTATAGTAAGTTGCGTCTAATTCTGAAGTGGAAAAAAAGTATTTTGAAATTTCATCTTTTTTAAGATTATTTTCTTTCACATTATAATATTGCCACACACCTTGGTCATCCCAAAAATCGATATTTGTTGAAAGACAAATTTCTTCTAACTTAAGAATAATCTCGTAAAATTTTTTAACTTTTGAAATCACGGCTCCTGAATTTACATAATGAAATTCTTTGGGTTCTAATGTGGTGTTAAACCATTGGGAAACAGTATCAATATATGGCCAACAATTTTTTTCTGTCGAAATTATTATTTCCTCACCGCTCGAAATAAAATCCTCAAAAAGTTCAACAGAACTTCTTGCAAATTTGGTATCACTATAATCTATGTGTAGTATATTATCATACTTACCAAGAATATTAGTCTCAATGAATTTTCTTAATCTAAAAATTTTTCCAAAAACTAAATCTTTTCGTTTACTATGACCGATATTAGGAATGTTACCGAAGTTAAATGGATCAAAGTCATCACTGAAATTAATATAAAAATCTTCAGAATTTACATCGTAGGCAAATCTTTGTTTGCATTCTTCTTTAGATGGTTTGGAACAACCATTACAGTAATACGTCGTTATTATGGCATTCTTCATAATAAATTTAGGTGTTGTGTAATTTTAGGACTACCGTAGTTCCAACCATTATCGTGAACAAAAATTGGTTGGGTGTTTGTGGGTTTATATAAAACCCTATTATCTTGCATTTTATACCAATCAACACCTGTTAGGTAAGTACTCACAAAAATATCTCGATTTGAATCCAAAACTATTTTGGGTTCAAACTCATTTACATAATAATAAGTAAAAACACCTTGATCACCACCGAACGATTTATATTCGAGTGGAAAAACATTTTCAATAACAGTATTCAACAACTTTATATAATTTGACTTGTCCGAAATTTGTAATCCAGCATTCAAGAAATTTGAATTATTCTTGTCACTGTTGTTATATGAATTTGTTGGTGTCCAAGAACTAATATCGTTTGGATATTGATGTCGTTCAGCTGAAAACATAATTCCACTCTCTAATTTTATATTATCAATATTATCTAAACATACAACGTCAGATGTGTCAGAAAAAATATAAACGTCTGTAGGAAGTTCCTCAATTTTGTCTTTCAATAAATAAATTCTATACAACAAAAATTCGTATTGATATCCAAATTTATTCTCGAATTCTTTTTCTAAATCTATAAAATTATTTCTGTTGAAATGTATATTATGAAAATTTACAGGGTCATTATTCTTTATGAAACTTTTATATAAAACTGAATCAAAAACATTTGATCCGTCAGAATAAGACCAAGTAACACTAACAAGCTTCATTTATTTTACAGGATGTGAATTACTTATATACTCTTCCAATTGACTTACGTGACCCCATAAATCACTGTAAGATGTGAATTGAGTGGATAATGATTTTTCATAAGTCAAACCTTTGTAGAAGGTTGGTAAGATATTCAAAGGTTGATCTAATTTATAAAAGTCAAAACTGTTCGGGTCAGATACTACCTCTTTACCATAAACCGCTAAGGTCAATAATTCGTCAGGTAACAAATTATTATGATTATCGTGAGGATACACCGGATAAGTCTCCAATAAATGCTTCGCAAAATCTTTTTTTATCAAGTAAGATTGGGCGTGGGATGCCGATGACACTACGTAACATTTGTTCTTATATAACAATGGATCTCTTCTATTTCTACATCCGAGCCAAAAAACATCCCAATCAGTGTTATTTATATTATCGAAAATCTCGTCAGATTCATCTATCAGTAAATCTAAAAACATACAATCGTCTTCTAATACTAATAAAACTTCATGATCTGAATCGACTAATTTTTGATATAACTCAAAGTGACTTCTTTTACAATTCACAGTAGCTGTGGGTGTGTTATTTACAGCACTAAATCTTTCAACACCTTCGATTTTAAATTTTGTAAATTGATTTTCCAAAATCTCTTTACGATCAACTCTTTTGTCCAAATTGATGTAATAACCTATATCAGCAATCTTTTTTCCGTTGAACGTTACCATAATTATAAATTACCCGTAATTCTCTCACACCATCCCTTAGATGTTGAGTATGGCCATACAACCCAATAAGTTGGTTTTGTTTCGGTTTGGAATTCTCTCCACACTTTACCGTATCCATCAGGATCATTCATGAGTCGGTCAATTTCTGACTTATCAGCGTCTTTTCTAAATAAAGTTTCATCGTTGGGTCCATGGAAAGCTACCACCCAAAATTCGTAATCTTTTTCAGGAACCGAGCTGTAATTGATGTCAATACAATGTTTAAAAACAGAAGCAAAATTCTTTTTCCATTCTTCTTCAGTTTCGTAATTATATGGATTTGGTGGATAATGTTTATCCAAGGTGTATTGTTGGACTGCTCTTTTCTCAAACAGAATACCCGCATATTTTTCATAATCCCTGAGACTTCTTTCAGTACCAAAACCAAAAGGACCATCGTGACCTTCTTGTTCCAAACCATCCATACCGAAGAGTTTTCTGTTCGCTAAGTGAGATTTATTATTTCTATCAACCCATTTAGTATCATCATCCCACTGTTTAGTACGACCTTTACGGGTATATTCATGCCATATTAGGACCTTATGAGGGTGAAATAAATCATATCCCCAAGTATATGCTCTTGCCGATATTGAAATCTCTTCACCATGAAAATAATATTCGGGATTATGTTGTACTTCAGTACTGAACTGACCAAGAGTGAACGCGTAATGAGCTGAATAAAATCTCGCGGGAACAGGTTGTTTCATATCCTTCCAACCTGGTATGGTTTCAGGTAAGAAAAATACCGCACCCTCTGGAATAAATCTGTCAAATACCATTCTCCATGGTTCTTGTACTCTACCTTGTGGATCATTATCAGGGTCAAATGATGAAACATATCCAGTTAATAAGGGTTTCTTGTACCCTTTTTTCTGAAGTTGTTTCACCATCTTAATCATTTCATCATCCCAATTTGGTGCAAATCTCATGTGAGAGTCAATTTGTAGGGTGTATTCTTCACCATCATATAATTGTTGAACCAAATTTCTTGCCCAACAAACACCTTCAGCCTCTTGATATGGAATGTTCAGGATTCTAAATCTACTATCATTTTCAAACTGAGATAAGTCATCAAATTTGTCATCAGGACTAAATTGTCTAGCAATACCGATTCTAAGATTTTTAGGTCTTTTGGCGTTTTCGATCATGTTTTGGATTGTCGGAATCAATTGAGGATCCCTGTACGATGCAATTTGTACAAAAATTTTCATACTATTTTTTTCCTTAAAATAAAAAACCCTCCGAAAAAGTAGAGGGTTATGATATCAATTTTATTATTTTAGAATATTTTATTCAGCACACACAAGTCTGAATAAACATAATTATCAACATCAGGGGTACTAAATTCGATTGTTACATCCAATGTGTTCGATGAGGTGGTATCGAATGTTGTGTTATTCACATTTTGAAATGCCTCACCATAAACAGACCCATTTGCAGCTTTTACTACTTGGAAGTTTCCATGTGTGGATATGGATGCGACGCCTGCGGAACCAATTGATCTAATTGTAAAATACACACTCATAAACCAATTATCGTTGACCGCACTTGGTGTAAATGTTGCACTTTGTGCTAAGATCACTGAACCTGTTTTGAGTCTAATTGTAATATCATCATTGGTTGTATTAGCAATTCCACCCATGATAAGTTGAAAACTATCACCCACAGAAAATCCATTTGCCGGTACTGATAATGTTCCCACACCACCGTTTATTATTGAAGTTTCTGTCGTTGCTGTTGCTGACTCACTATTTGCCGTCATCGAAAATATCCCATACACAACAGGATAGGGATTCAATCCCGTAGAATTTACTTTATAAGTTGTACCGTCTTGAGCGACAGCAAATTCAGCATTAGGCGATAAATAACCTAGTGTTGATCCCGAAATATCAGGTAGTTGGGATATGGGTAGATTTGGCATTTTATTTTATAAATATTAGAGTCCGTATTTGGATTTATCGGCATTGAAATTTTGTAAAACTTGAGGTGCCGTCAATGGTGTGTTATATATTCTTATAATACTAACAGTGCCTTTGAATGGAACTTGTAATCCACCTGTACCTTGAGCAACTCTACCCGCAATACCTACAGGACTTGTGTTACTTACTTGTCCCACACCAACTAAACTAGTTGAACCACCCGAAACACCGTTATTATAAACTGTGAGGGTTCCAGCGACAAAATCAAATACCGCAACAATCTGTCTCCATGTGTTTACAGGGAAACCAGAAACTGAAACGTTACGGAAACCTGGACCTGTACCATCAAAAACAGCAACTAACATACTACTACCTCCTTCATTAAATCTGATGGTATAAGGGTACCTTGATTCATTATTCAAATTCCACTTTTCCAACAATTCCGCCTCACCTGAGTTTGGTTGACCATTTGAAGGATTAAACCATACTTCGACACTATATTGTTGAGTATTTGTAAAATTCGTGACACCATTCACACTTGGTATTCTACCATATGAAGAACTACCATTAAATGTGAATCCACTCAATACATTATATGTAGGACTTCCCGACAAAGTTGCATCAGTTGAACCAATAAAGGAATCCCAAACGGTTCCTGAACCAATATAACTTTCAGGAGAAACATAGAATTGTAAATTATTTGTCACAATCGCAGGTGTTGATGACGGTGTTGGTGTGTTTGTTGGGGTTTCAGTTGGAGTCTGAGTTGGTGTATTTGTTGCCGTTACCGTTTGTGTCGGTGTTTGAGTAGGCGTTGTTGTTGGAGTTGGGCTCGGTGTGGGTGTTCCGAATTCAATAATAATGTTGGATAAATCTTCTTGTTGTAGTAAACTAAGGTTTTCTTGTAATAAAAAATTCCCTTCGGTTATTGATGGTGTTGGAGTCTGAGTTAAGGTTTCCGTTATTGTAGGTGTTGGAGTCATCGTAGGACTCTCTGTAGGTGTCTGAGTAACCGTTTCTGTGGGAGTTACTGTCGGAGTAAGAGTAGATGTTGGTGTCGGAGTTTCAGTTAGAGTAGGTGTTGGAGTAAGGGTTGGTGTTTCAGAAATTGTTGGCGTTGGAGTTTGAGTCGGTGTTTCCGAAATGCTTGGAGTAGGCGTGAGTGAAGACGTTACCGTTGGTGTCACCGATGGTGTTTGAGTTGGAGTTTCTGTCAAAGTTGGACTGGGTGTCACCGTAGGAGTCAAAGTTGATGTTGGTGTGACGCTCGGTGTAGGACTGTCAGTGATGGTAGGTGTAGGTGTTAATGTCGGAGTCGAAGTTGGAGTCTGAGTAGGTGTATCTGTTACGGTAGGAGTTGGCGTTGGAGTTGCAGAGGCAAAAATTGGTGTAGCATTTAGTACAACACCTGCCGGAGAAACATTTGAAAAAGTGAAGTTTGTGGTTCTTTGAATTTCATTAAAATTACTACCACTGAGAACGCTTTGAGTATATCCTGTGGTTGTACCTGAACTAATTGAGAAGTTGTTGACAATATATTCACTAATTCCCCCATCAAATTTCAATTCTTGAGTCAATATAAATTCAATGTCTCGTGGGGTTAATTGATCTACTGAGACCTCATAATCAATTATTACTGAACCCGGTCCGATGTAGGTAAGTACCGTTCCCGAATCTGGTGTCTGACTTGGTGTCATAGTTACAGTCGGTGTTGGGGTTTGACTTGGTAGTGGTGAGAATACTAGTAATTCACAAGTGACGCTTGTTGCTGAAAAATATATAAAATAAGTTCCTTGAGGGTCACCATCAGGTGGAGAATATGTAAATGGTATTGTTTGCTCACCCAAATTTATAACCGACCCATTTAGCCTTTTATAGTAAACCAATCCCGTCTGACCGTTGAAGTTATTACTTTCGATTATTATACCTGTCTGACTCATCTTATTGGAAACTATTAAAATCAACACTTAGGACATCACCATCTTGTCTACTAAAATCAAACGTTTGGGTTACATCACTACCACTTGGATTCGCTCCACTTGTCACAACACCCAATACAAACCCATTTTTCTTTACGGTAATTTCTGTTCTATATCCTGCAGCACCAACACCACCTTGCGGAACCATTGCAGTAACCTCAATAGCACCTCTCACACAACTATCAGAATTTCCCAAATCACCCGCGACACTAACAGTAGTACTCAAAGAAGATTTAGCAACCGAACCAGTATTTGTTGTAATGACAGAACCATTCCAATATCCTACAACTGCCGATCCTCTTGAATATGACACAGGATCTGGTCCATCAAGTACGTCAGATGATAACCCTGTCTCGACAACTTGTTCACAACACTCACATTCAGGATTTATATAACCATTCAATGGTGTAACGTTCAAAGCACAAACCGTAAATGCGTAGTATGGGTTTGTGTTTAATATTGTTACAGTTCCATCACAATTAGTAATTGTATATGTTTCAGATTGCATCGAATATAAATTATACGTAGAACAACATGGTGGAGTTGCCGACGGGGTAGGTGTATTCGTTGGTGTTTGTGTTGGCGTAAAATCAGGTGTAGAACTTGGTGTAACAGTTGGAGTTACAGTTGGTGTCACGGTAGGTGTAGAAGTCGGAGTCGGAGTTGGGGTTTCAGACACCGCAAAAACACAATTACAATCTTCACCCTCAACAATTTGTAAATTACAGTCCAAACCATTAGGTGAGAAAGTGATTGAATTAGGGATGGCACATATTACAATTCCTGTTGAGGTTCGACTCAATACCAAAGTTTGTTGGTTGAACCCACAATCCAAATAATTCAATGTAAAACCAGTACATTCTCCTATTGGGATGACACTTATAGTATGGGTTCTACAACAATCCTCTGGTAGACCCGTTGAAGATGGTGTTATTGTAGGTGTGACAGATAATGTAGGTGTTTGACTTGGTGTCAAACCTGGCGTATTACTCGGTTCTGGTGTTGATGTTATTGTTGGTGTTGGTGTCGGAGTACTACTGACTGATGGGCAATCCACCAATCCACCTAACCAATACTGATTACCACCTATTGTAACATATTTGTCGGCACTTCTTCCACTAACTAAGTGGATTTGTGTATTACCAGTGTCGGAAAAACATGTTGTTTGACCGGTATATGGTGAAATGTTTAGTTCGTTGACAATCTCATTGATCGGAATGTAGTATCCTTGATATGTTGATGCAGCAAACGCTTGACCAACAATTTTTCTTTGACCACCAAATTCTGCAGCAACCGCCGATCCTGAATCTCCCGGATAAATCGGGTAAGGACAAATATTTCCGACGGGTGTTGTTGTTGCAGAAGCAACAAACTGTGTAATACCATTGAATGTTAGTAATTGTCCAACACCCTGTTTTGGATACCCGAAAACTAACTGTGTTGTGTTGGTCAAAGACACAATCAATTTCATATCCCCCTCACCTTTAGCACCAGTAGTTCTTCCTGAGGAATAGAGATACTTGTTGTAAGGAACAATGGAGTTCAAATCTGAAACTGAGGCAAAATCCATGGGAGAAGTCCATCCAGTCATACCCACTTGTTTGTATGATTCGGTTGATGAAATATCGCCCGAACCAAGAGTAAACAATGCGGTATCTACTTTGTTTGTACTTGTCGTACTCAGTGGAACATATTTTTTTACAATACCAACACTATTCTGAGAACCATAAAATCCCGCTTCCCATCCTGGTTGGATAACCACGTCATTCACCACATTTGTAATTGGGGTGGGTAGGGTTTTCTGATTATTATAAAAGGCATCATCGATGATAACGTGAGCATTTGTTACACCACAAACTGAATTAGTGTCATTATCAACGGCAACAAAACCAAACGTACCAACACTGTTACTCATACTGGTGACATTGGTCAATGAAATACCTCCTTGGACGGGTCGGAATATTCCCCTGTTTGGTGGTGGAACTGTTTGCCAAGTGTAGAAGTCATTTGGACAATCCGCAACCATCGTAGGGATTTCGAATTCCACAACATCAGTTATAAACTCAGTATCGTCAATTGTAAGTTTTTTTGGTATAAGTTCGTTTTCAGGAATTTCAGATAATAGTTTTTTTTCCAAAACTCCAAATACCAATCCAATATCATCTGTGAGAACACCACCCACAGTTTTACGACCATAACCAACCATCACCACATTATCTGAGGTGGAGTCAAATAATTCTTGAGTAATCTCGTTTAGATGTCGCATGGAAGGTTTGGTATAAACATAAATATAGACTGATTACAATCTCCTGGTGTTGTCGATGGTGTTGGAGTCGGGGTAGGTGACGGAAGTTGAGTACCACTTGGAAATGGTGTCGGAGTAGGTGATGGTGTCTGAGTTGGGGTTGGTGTACTACTAACCTCAACATACTCCCAATCAAAATCACAAGGGTCAAATACCGCACAATTCAAACAATATGGATTCAACAAATCGTATTGATCGTACAATAGTCTTGCGTTGTGCTGAATCTCAGGAACCGACAAAGGTTTTGCATACATATGGAATGTTGAGATCGCCCCGTCAAAGGTACCGGCGAAGTACTTCTCCAAAAGAATATTTGTTGTCAAACCACTCAAAGAAGTTCCACTCAATATATTGTCAGGGAACAACTCAGGATCTTGGATGTATTCACCACAATAAGTCTGAGGCATTGCTGAGAAAACCAAGTTCTCATGGAGTCCCTGAGTTCCCCCACCCCATGAAATGTTGAAAGGTACACCAACTTGTGTTTCTTTGTGTCCATATAAACCCCTCGGGATTATCTCCTCAAAGTTTTCAAAAGTTTCAAAATGACGACCGTTCACATAAAGTTTGAGTTTACCCCTTCTGTAAAATTCTTCGAGTAACCATTCGTAATTCAACTCCACAAGTTCTTCTTGAACTGGATTCACTTGATTGTGGGTAATTGGTGGTTGAATAAGTGATACTGAGTTTCCTGCGGTGGTGGCTGTATACACCAAATTAGATATTACACCCAACCCACCTCGGTAATACAAATCACAGAAATCCATCCACGTGTATCGTTCGAATACCGCATCGATCAATACCCAATGCTCCTCACTGAGATATTCTGTACCTAAACAATCATCATAAATGCCACGAGTAGAACAGTAGTTATTGATAGAATAACCTGTTTGTGATTCGAAACCTATGGTCTCACAAGCCCCTGTTGTGACACAATCACCGGTGAAAGTTAGAGTTCTAATACAAATTCTTGGGTTTGAGGGGTCCCCACTAAATCTTATTGCAAAGGCGTTTGACATGGAATCCAATAATGGATCATGTTCAGGTTTTGGTTTTGGTGGGGGTGGGACACAACAACTACAATATGTAACACTATGACCTGTGGTATATCCGGTTTCAGGATATACCTTCACACAGTAAGATTCTGCATATTCCAAATAGTTTGGTTTGTCTACCCTCCAATAAGGGAATTGACCTTTCCCAACATTTTTGGTGGATATAAATTTCATCTGACCACCTACAGGATCATAACTTTCAACAACACCTTCGATGTATTCTAAAACATCGTGATATATCAAGACATCATCACCAGCTTGCCACAATAAATTTGGTTGAACAAAAATGGTACCTCCTGAAACATTGATGTCTAAGTTAGTATATGAAGTGGTCGTATAACCTGAGTTTAGAATCTCACACATACATGAGGATAATCCTGTTAATGGCTCGGTGACTCTCACATAAGAAGGATCACCTGTGTTTTCACCATCCGCTGCGTGCCAAAATTTGTTTTCTGCACGAGTGCCCATGTAAAAGAATATTCCCGAGTTGTCGGGGTAATAATCGTTGAGAGTTGTTTGGCCTGAAGATGGTGTGAAAATATTTGTCAAACGAGGCTTGAGGGTCATTTCTACCGTCCAACCTTTGGGATATCTTGTTGGTAAAACTTCGTAGTCATATCCAAATAGTTTGTAAAATCCTTGGTAGAATCCCCCATATAATTCATGGAACTGACCAATTTTTTGTGAATTGTATGAAACAATATTGTATAAAGTTCCGGCACTTACGCCAGAAAACCTATGATTCGGTTCCCAAGTATAACCTGTAACTTGGAACATTTTGAATCTCCTATCGTATTTGTATCTGTCAAATTTTTCAGAATCGGGTAATAATCCCATGGTGTATTCAATACTCTGACCACTCATACAATCCACCAATCCGTTATCTGTTCCTGTAAGACCTATGTCACAAATTGTTCTTGATGAATAACAATCAAGTAACTCATCGAGTGTATTATAATAGTTCGCGGAAACCAAAACATTCTGTTCGTTGTAATCTTGGTAATTCAAAACAAAACCTTGGTTTGAACCTGAAAAGTTCAAATCAATTTTGATGGGCATAACATCACCATTGAATTCACCGATCAAATACGGTGAAAAAACAACTTCTTCGTTGTATTGCCTCTCATCTGACGCCAAACTGAGGTCAGAAACTTCTTGAACAGGTTTTAAATACCACTTATTATAAACGTATTGGTTGATGTTCTGATATGCCATATGTGATAAATACTTTTACCGAGGTATTTATAAGTAAAAATTATTTATGATAAGTTACGGTCGCGAATATTTTTCAAACAATCTGTATTTTTTCCTCAAAAATCGTGGGGAAAATATTGATGTATATTATTCTGTAAATGAAACTGTAGTAGAAGCCCGTGAAATGGATGAGATTATTTCATTACCTATTTCATCAGAAAAATCTTTGTTCAGATTAGTAGAAAAGGTAATGAAAAGTAAAAAAAAGTTCAAAAAAGAAGACATTAAGAGACTCGTATCGAAATTAGATAAAGACAAAAAAGAAATCGACGAGTTGATTGATTTTGATGGAACGATGATGAGTTCAAAGATTCCAATTCACGATCCAAAATTGTCACCTACAAAAACTATGGACCAAACTGTGTTTGCCGCAAGACAAACAAACGATCCTGTTATGAGAGGTTATCGAGTATATTATGGTGAAAGTGTGATGAGAGAAGAAGACCTTACAGGTGCCTTCGGATACGATGTTGTGTCGGGCGACACTTATGAGGACTGTGTCGAAAAGATGACTCAAATGGAGGTTGAAAACCCTGAGGAAAGATGTCAAGCATTTGGTAAATCACCAAAGTTGGATGAAAAAGGACAAGAAAGATTGACTGAAAAAGAAATTAAGGAAATTCAAAAACAGAAAATGATTGATATGTTGGAAGATTTGATTGTGAAAAAATCTGAAGATTCTGGCATAAGAAAAAAAGATAGTGCTAGTAAGATTGACGATTTACCTAAAATGGTGAAAAAAAACTTATCAAATCTTCTAAAACACATGGAGAAAAACGGTGTTAGTAAGTCCGATATAATCAAATTTATCAGAAATGAACAGTAATCTTTACGATAAAATTTGGGATTTTCCTGAGGATATGCGAAATCATATGAAAGTATGTTTTGCTAAAGTAAAAAATGCGGATTCAAATATGGAAGGTTTCAACAGAAACAAGAGATTACAAACCGCACAATCTATTGGGTATCCTGAATTAAAAAGAATTAAAAATTTTTTTGACAATCACCAAGGAACTAACGTTGACGCACCATTTATTCTCAATGGAGAAAACAAGATGAAGAATTTTGTGGATTCAATTCTTTCAGGTGCTCGTCAATCTTTGAGTAATACCGATAAATTACGAAGGGATACTGCTATGGTCGACAATGACTTTAATATGAAAACGCCGAATCAAAATATGAATGTTTCGAAATTTGATTCAAAGAAAAATTCTTTAGAAAAACATGGATTACAAGTCAATGAAAGTATAAAGAGAATAAACCAACTAATTAGAAACATGTAAAATGGAACAATTACCTTTAGATTTTTCACAACCGCAGAATAGGTTGACAGAAATTGCTGACTTCGAAAGAAAAAAGAATCTTGTAAAAAACGATTATTCACAACAGGGTCAACAATACTCGTCAACAAACCCTGACGCTATCGGAGATGGTGATGAAATAGGTCGTGGAACTGGAAGTTTCTTGGACGTTTATAATGTGGCGGCAGGTACTTCAGTGGATGTTTTCGAGAGAAAAATGAATATCAAATTCAACGCTTATCAACCTGACAAACCTTATAGATTAGAGGATTAAAAATGAAATTACTTTCAGCACTTACCCAATTAATAACCGAAGCGGCATCTATTGACGACATCAGAAGAGCAATAGATCAGAAACAAGTATGCTCAATTTATTATGATGGTGATGAACCAGGTGGTAAGGGTTTGAGAGAAATCGAACCCGTCGCATTGGGGAGGTCGAAAAAAGGAAATTTAGTTTTTAGGGCTTGGGATCAGGCGGGAGCATCCCATACAGCATATCTTAACGACCCACATAGTCCCAAACCAGGATGGAGACTTTTCCGTGTGGATAGGACTAGTATGTTTAAACCAACAAGACAAAACTTTACTAAACCGAGACCTGGCTATAATTTTGATGGTGATAAAGATATGACAAGTATCATTACTATCGCTAAATTTGATACTAGAGAAACCGCATAATGAACGCACAATTATTAGAAAAACTTGTAGTCGCAAAAAAAATAATGGATAAATCGAATGATATCCAAAGAGGTTCCGTTGGGGGAAACATTAGAACTACGGTAGAATCTTATGAGCCTGTAAACGCATCTTACAATATTCCTCAGGAATTTTTGGCAGAACAACCAAAACCAAAACAAGTTCCAAACAATATGAATTCAAAAGAGAGAATATTGAGTTCAAAATTACCTGATGAAATCAAAAAGTTGATGATCGAACATCCAATCGAGCAACCTAGAACATCAGGAACAGAGACAATTCTTAGTGATGAGTTAGTAGAGGCGGCATCAAGATTGATGAAAACTGACGCCTCAGGAAAACAGGTCAGACAAACGGTACAAAGACAACCTCAAGGACAAAATGTTTCTGAAAGTGTTCTCGACATTAGTAACTTGAGAAGTATGTTGAAGGACGTGGTAAAAGAAGTATTATCCGAACAGGGTGTAATCACAGAATCCACACAGAAAACAAAAGAACAAATAACCTTCAGAGTAGGTCAACATGTATTCGAGGGTGTGATTACAAAAATTAAGAAAGTTAAGTAATTCCTTTTTTTTGTCGTAGATTTTTCATATATTTTATGAAAAAGAAATTCTATGTCCAAAATTAAGTTGTTGGTTATTCCCTCAGATAAAACAGGTGTTGGTAAATTCAGATCTTTAGATCCTCATATTTTTTTACAAAATTTATATCCCGATGATTTTCATATTGATATCATGTATGATGTCAATGTTAACGATGATTCGTTTTGGGAAGAATATCAAATCGTACATTTTCACCGTACTATCGGTCCAAACTATGATATAATGGAATCTTTATTATCCAAATTAAAATCTTTTGGTGTGGTAACCATTATGGATTTGGATGATTATTGGCTTCCTGGAAAAGAACACCCCATTCATGACTTAATCATGGCGAACAAGTTACATGAAAAAATTGTCCGTAATTTGAAAAATGTACAACATGTAATTACTACAACCTCAATTTTCGCAGAAGAAATTAAAAAACACAACAAGAATGTCGTTGTATTTCCAAACGCTATCAATCCCAATGAACCTCAGTTTAAGGAAAAAACACAACCATCGGAAAAACTACGTTTTGGTTGGTTAGGTGGTTCTTCTCACTTACACGATTTAATGATTTTGGAAAGTTTATTCACCAAATCATCACCAATCAAAGATAAAACACAATTTTATTTGTGTGGTTTTGACATGAGAGGTACTGTTACAGAAATAAATCAACAAACAGGCGAACAAAAACAAAGACCCATTCAACCAATGGAAACTGTATGGTATAAGTATGAAAATATTTTTACCAACAAATATTCCATGATTTCACCCGAATATAAAAACTTCCTCATGTCATTCAAAGAGGAAGATGATTCAAAGTTTAGTAATGAGTTTTATCGAAGAGTTTGGACTAGACCAATTCAAAGCTACGCCAAAAACTACTCTAAATTTGATGTTTCTATGGCTCCACTAAAAAATCATATTTTTAACCGTGTAAAATCACAGTTGAAAGTTATAGAAGCGGGCTTTTACAAAAAAGCCCTCATTGCTTCAGACTTGGGTCCCTACACAATTGATTTGAAACATTCATTAGAAAATGGTAACTTTGTGAATGGAAATGCATTATTGGTGAAAGAAGGGCGTAATCATTCAGACTGGTTCAAATACGTAAAAAAATTGGTCGACAACCCATCTTTTGCGGAAGATTTGGGTGAAAGATTATATGAAACTGTTTCACCAGTTTATGATATTAATATTGTTACAAAAGCTAGAGCAGAATTTTATAAATCGTTGATCAAATGATACAACCACAAATTTCAAAAATATTATTCTTTGATTTGGAAACCATTGGTATTACCAAGGATTTTGATGAGTTAAGTGAGAAGTATCCTGAACTTAAAAAGCAATTCTTGAATTATTTCGATTGGTTCATCAAAAGATTCCCTGAGGACAAAGATCTATCTCCCGAACAAGTTTTTGTGAATAGAGCGGCTCTTGTTCCTGAATTTACAAGGATTGTATGTGCAAGTTTTGCATTTGTTACACCGGATGGTAAAACACATATACAAACATTTTCAGACAAAGATGAAAAAAAACTCCTAAGGAATATAAACGACCTTATGAATAAAGTTTTCAAAATGGATTTTTGGCTTTGTGGACATAATATAAAAATGTTTGATATCCCAATGTTACTCAAGCGTATGGTAATCAACGGAATAAAACCATCACCATTATTACCAAATTACGATACAAAACCATGGGAGATCAAGGCTGTTGACACCTTAGATATTTGGAGGATGGGTAATAATTTTGGTTTAGCGTCTTTGGAACTCATGTGTGCTGCTATGGGTGTACCGTCTCCTAAAGAAGGTGAGGTTACTGGTAACAGAGTCCATGAAGCATATTACGAGTATGATCAATTAGATTTGATTGTTGAATATTGTGAAAGAGATGTATTAGTTTTGATTGAAGTCATAAAAAAATTTAAAGAATTACAATAATGTCCACTAACGAAGAATTAGTAAAAGGTCTCGAAAAACTCTTGAAAGGATTAGAAGAAGAAATTTTTGATGATGATATGGAATTTGAAGGGATTCCTATCCAAGAATTAGATGAAGTGGTTATGGGTAACAATCATTTAATACCACTTCATTTTACTAAAGTTTCTGAGGGAACAATAACACCTAAATACAATTATCCATCAGATTCAGGATTTGATTTGTATAGTACTTCAGATGTAAAAATTACTGGTTTTGGTAGATCTCTAATATCAACAGGAATTAAATTTGACATCCCTGAAGGTTATGAAATACAAGTTAGGACTAAAAGTGGTTTAGCCTTAAATCATGGACTTATGGTCTTGAATAGTCCTGGAACTGTTGATCAAGGATACAATGGTGAAATTAAGGTCATTATGTTCAATTCAAACCCTGCAACTGTTGAAATTTCGAAAGGACAAAAAGTGGCACAAGCGGTTCTCACACCCGTTGTGTCAGGTAAATGGGTAAATCTTATAGAGGTGGAGACAATAAACGATAAAGAACGAGGGAGTAATGGATTTGGGTCAACAGGAATTTAATGGTATTGCAATTAGTCCAATTCTTCCTGATGGAAAGAAAAATTATTTAATTGACATCGATGGTACTATAACTGAGGATGTACCTAATGAAGAACCTTGGAGAATGGTTACCTGCGAACCATATCCTGGTTCTGTTGAAATAATCAACAAATGGTATGATGAGGGTCATATCATCACTTTTTTTACATCAAGAACTGATTCGCACAAAGATGTGACACTTGAATGGCTAAATAAACATGGATATAAATTTCATGGTCTTCTACTAAATAAACCACGAGGTGGAAACTATCATTGGATTGACAATCACATTGTGAGAGCAACAAGATATGAGGGTAAATGGAGTAAAATGACTAAGAAAAAAACAGACATTGAAGTTTTCGAATAATGATTACAATTGGATTTTCTACTAGAGAGCATAATCAAAACTATATTGATTACATACAAAAAACCTGCATGTTCAAGGAGGTTGAGATTATTGAAAAGGTAAACAAAGGTACTCAATCATTATCTGAAGTTTACAATGAAATTATAAATGAGTCATCAAATGATGTTGTTGTATTAATACACGATGATTTGGAATTCGATACAAAAAATTGGGGAGATAAACTACTTAAAGGATTCCAAAAAAATCCTGAATTCGGTATTGTAGGTCTTGCTGGAACCAAATTTTTACCATCAAATGCTAAATGGTGGACAGTCTCATCAACAATGTATGGAATCGTGAATCACAAACAAAACGGAAAAAAATGGACAAGTATTTACTCCGCAGATTTGGGACAAAAATTCGAAGATGTTGTAATTACTGATGGTCTTTTCATAGCATTAGATAAGACAAAAATTAAACATAAGTTTGATGAAACTATACCAGGATTTCACTTTTATGATTTGGGTTTTACACTCAAAAATTATTTGGATGGAGTCAAAGTTGGTGTGACAACCATGGTGAGAGTCACTCATTTATCCATAGGTGAAACTAATACTCAGTGGGAAAAAAACAGACAAGATTTTGAGACAAAATATCAAAATCAGTTACCAATCAATATTCTACCGAAAGATCAAAACGAAACTTTTATTTTTTGTCACGAACAAGATTTAATACTCGAGTTCGAACAGAACAACAAATTCAAAAGTTTATACAAATATACCTATGTTTTTTTAGGTAAAAGACCTGTAGATAAATTATCCGAACTTCAAAACGTTATTATTGCTAGAAATTTGGATCATAATTTAGAGGATTATCCTTTATTCACATCATTTACCGGTTGGTACGCATTATGGAAAAATAATCTCATTAGTACTAAGTATGTGAATTTATTTGAGTATGATGTTGTACTTGATCCATATATTGATCAACGTCATTGTAAATTTTACGAACAGAATGTTGAGTTAATTGGATATGTTCCTTTTCCAGTTGCCCATTACCAATTTATTACAAATCAAGAATGGGTAGAACATATATTGCCCGCAATTAAGGAAGTGTATAGACATGACTTATATCAATACTTTTCGAAGTTACTTCAAAATAATCCTCAGGCTGTGTGGTCTTCAACATCCAATACAACTTTCAGGTTTGATGTATTCGAAGAATATATGAAATGGTTTGAACCACTGATACCGTATCTAAAAGATACTAAGACCTGTGGTCACGCCCACGAAAGATCCATAACATTTTTCTCACATATGAGAAAGAAAAAACAATTAATTACTAACGGCATTCTTCAGCACCTACAATTGGATTCCCATAAAACTCAAGGTCATTCCGTAAACATGGATGACTCACTGAAAAAATTAATGAGTCATTAAGATGAAATACGTGAGTTACAGTCTTTGGGGTAAAGATGAATTATATACTAAAGGGGCCTTGATAAATTCCCTTCAGGTGAAAGAATTTTATGAAGATTGGCAATCTATTTTTTATTATGATGATAGCGTTCCCGAAAATATAATATCAAAATTAAACGAAAACGGGGCTATCAC